GTAACGCCTCGCGGCATTTCGACCCGCTCTGCGTTTCTTCTGTACTTCCGTCCCCCCGTACTGTGCGTATTCCCTCTTGTAATCTCTGGTTCTGGTCATTGCGCTCTCTATTCAATTTAGCTTTCTCTGGGGTAGTCCTGTCGTGCATGTCCCACATTTTCATCCATTCATTCCAATTATAAGATTCCATCAGTTAACCATGGTTATTTTCTCATTCTATAAACAATGTTGATTGCTGTGTTTGCACATACAGCGAGAAGGGTAAGAACCTGTAGGAAGACAGCTATTATCTCTAGTTCCATATTCTTCCCTGTGATAACACGAGCTTCATCTTGGCAAGCTCAATCTCTAGTTCTTGTACCCTTCTAACAGTGTCTTGAACTTCCTTTGGAGGTTGGAAGTCATCAATCCAATCGTCATTCTCTTCGATTTCTATGAGCATCATTTCTTGTTCATGCTCAAGGAAGGATAGCCTTTCGGTCAGGCCGAAATACACCCAAACCGATACGGCTGTAAAAGCAATCATGGACACTAGGTTTCTGAGGGGAATGGTAATCTCACTACCCTCATTTAATCGTGTAATCTGTCTAGGCATTACTTCTTGCCTCCGAACATCTTAGTAGCACCCTTGATGCCAAAAGACGCACTTACGATTATGCCTAACGTGTACCTGTACCAGTCTGGCGTGAGAGATAACGCTTCAAATCCTCTCTCAACGTATTCGACAGTGAAGGGTATAAAGCATAGTAGTAGTGGTATACTGAACAAGATTGTAAGATACTCATCTTTCCAACTCTCCTTTGAGCCAGCTATGGCCTCTTTGTCCCAATCAATTTCACCAGCAATCTTCTTTTCCATGAGGCTGGTTTCTGCTTCGATTTTTACAAGTTTCTGTTTTGCCTTGGCCTTTTTGGTGTCGATATAGCCCTCGACTGCGCTACTGGCTACGCCAAAAAGCCCCTGTAGTAATACGTTAATCATTTATAATAATCCTCTGAGCCAAAGCACATACCAAAGGAAACCACCGCCACCTACTACTACCATCGCAATGAAGGTACACCAGATTTGCAGTTGTTCTTTCTTATGTGCTTTTAAGTTTAATTCTTTTTGTATTCTGGCTCTTTCACTAGCTATTTCAGCCTGAAGACGCTCCCATTGACCAGCCTTCCCATATAACTGGAAAATTGACCTCAGTTCGTTCCGCATATCTTCTAACTTTTCTTTACGAAAGTGTCTCTCAATCGCAGAATCTTCTGCCAGAGAAAACCTAGACTTCTTCTTTTGGGCGGCTCCAAATTGTAACTCAGCCTCACCCTGTGCATACCGCGACACGGCATTACTAAGTTTGGACAAATCTTTGCCCATCTGAATGCCTTTCATAATTGCGGAATGTCCCGCAGAGAGGGCGGCGAAGGCCGACACTGGGTCAATCATTTAATAAACCTCCACACTTCCGATTTTAATATGTTTGGGAATGCAATACGCAGTCACCCTGTCCTTCGCATCTACGAAGTCAGAGTAACTATAATTGCCGTATCGTTTTGATATTTGGGATGCGAAATAATTGCATCTATCAATACTAGCGAAATACATATCACTAGAGTTTAATGCTCTGTACTCGCCTGTCCCAATGAAGACAAGGAGCAAGAACACGTGTTGCATACTTTACATCTTCATCAACAGGGATGATGCTAGGCCAACAATAATAACCGTTGACCCCATAATCATGGCTTCAAGTCGCCACATACGTTTGTCGAGGCTCTCAAGTTTTCCATGCACCATCTCATAGCGGATGGAACATTCCTTCTCGTGAGCATCTAGTTCCATCTGAACTCTTAATTCAGGCTCTAGTTGCTGTGACATTTTCATTAGTCACCTGAAGGTGTTGCCGCTTCAGCTTCTGCATTACGCACAGCCGCAGTCTTTACAACCTCTAGGTCATAGGCTTGTGCTACTTGTGCATCCTCGCCTGTGGCAATGGTGATACCATTGGCATTACAGTGAGCGACAAGTGCCGCAATGATTTCATCTTTTGCAATTCTTGCTCTGTTTGTGACAGCATTGTCAGCCCAATCGGACGGAGACAACGCCGCATATTCCAGACATTTTTGTTCGGTGTCTGTAACTGAAATTGTAATATTTGGCATTTGTTTCTCCTATTATCCCAATAAATAGCCGCTAAAACTGTTGTAAGTTACGTTTACATGATGTAGCGAGTTCATATTTATTGAAACGTAATCGTTGGCATTAAGGTTCACAATTGTAGCACCAGTAAACGTCGAATGATTAGTCAATCCACCCACAACCCTAACTCCTTCTTGTATATTGCTTGAGTTGATTTGCCAGTACCAATTAAAAGTTATATTTTGTTGCTTATAGCCAGGATTTGCGGCGAAAAGATATGCTCCTGCAACTGGTGCAGTAAACCTACCAGTTGATGCGTTAAAATGGCCTCCTCTATTAAAAGAGCCAGTACCAGAGACAGCCCATTCTGTACACTCTCCTGTGGGTCTATTATCACCAGCAACAGTTCTTCTAGCATAAAAGCTTGGTTGATTAGGCGTCGTCACACGGCCTGAAGCGTCAACAACAATTCGTTGCGCCCCATTAGTGCCAATGTGTGTTTCTTGATTAGCGTTGTATGTGCCTACAAATAAACGCTGTGTGGATGAGGCGTTATCAAGAAGAAGAGCCGCCTCGCCATTACCGTCATCACGCTTTAAGTGAACCTCTGGAACACTATTGCGAACAGTAAGGCCAGAACCAAAACGCCCAGAAGTGGTTGAGCTACCCACACCTACAAGGGATACGTTTCCCAAAGTATTTGTTTGCCCATCAAGGTTGCCCCCAAGCTGGGGCGTAGTGTCATTCACCAAGTCTGCCGCTGGGACGTTATCTAATGCCCCTGCAACAATGTCCCCATTGGCATCAACGAGGTCTGCAATATCTCTTGCTCGTGTCATCTATAAGCCCCCTTATGGTTTAGTAGGCCAGACAACATCATCCAGTGACGAGTAGTTTGCAGGGATGTTCCGAAGTGCCTGACGATAAGTCGTTTGGTCATCGGTCATCGTGCGGTCACTCGTAGCCCACCAATCTGTGTCAGCCAGTTTAGTATCACGTTCTGCACGAAGCAGACGCATAGGTTCTGCGGCTACAAGTTCATCCTTCTTGGCTGATACTTGTGTCCATGTGACACCCCAATCAGATGGGCTGTCGCTTTCGATTGCAGAGCCATTGGCATCACTGCCAGTGACCTTGCGGAACATTGAGTTGAACTCAGCTTCACTCGTTGGCTCTCCACGAAGAACCCACTCAGTGACCTGAAGTTTGTTAAGTGCTGTTGCTATATCGGTCATTGATTTCTCCTGTTGTTAGCCAGCGATTTCCATTAGTGTTAAGTTCACAGCACCGTAGTTGTAGTCCTGATTAACAGTTCCCCCATGATAATCCACACGATGCGAGTAAGTGACTTGTGATGTAGTGGAGGGCGAATCCAAAATATAAACAGGGATAGGTATCCTAACCCCAGAGTTAATTTGGAAACCAACTGCGTTTCCGGGCGTTTGAATAATCGTAGATGTGCCTCCAAGCGTCCTAATCACTCTCATATAAGTGTAACCAGTGTTTGAATTGTGGCACATGTTAAAACCAGTTACTAAAATTTTACTGGTTGCATATTTTGGAGTAATCGTTCCAGAGCCAATAATTACATTTTGACCAGAAGTGACGTTCACAGTTGTACTGTTGGTAAATGCTGGAGAACCTTCGCCTGTGGTGTAAGAAACTGTTTGAATAACAGTACCAGTGTCGTTCAGCCCCAAGTCACCAGCAGTAGGCGTGTTGCCATTCGATAGCTGGATTTGGTCTACTTTGAGAATACTGCTCATCCCGCTATCTCCATTACTGTTACAAAGGCTTGGCCTGTATTGTCATTTATTCTAGCGTTTCCTGAACCAGCCGCTCTGTTAAACCAATGAGAAAAGTAAAGAGTGTCCGTAGTAGAATAAGCGTCATACCAAGTTACTGTATTACCCCTGCTAATCATGTAACTGCCAGTCTCGTTTCTATAAGACTCATCGTGACTAGCTGATGTGATAACATTGTTAGTCACAAAATTATCTGTACTCACATATGCCTTTACTCCCATTCGGGTGCCACCAGAAACCGCCGCACCATAAGTAAATGTGATAATCATTTTACTGTTGGCTTGTTTTGGGGTGATTGTGACACGATAGTCAGGAGTAATTTCTGTATAACTGGAAGAAGTTGAAAGACTACCACCAGTTCTTATATATGTGCTTCTAACAACCTGTAGGATAGATTTAGAAGGTAACATCAAGTTAGGCGCACTAATCGTGCTGTTGAGATTAGGCGCAATGTTATCAACGTA